ACCGCTCCTTTTAATTGTGGAACTAGTTCATGTCTTATTTGTTCTATTGTCATGTCACCAACATCTTTTGTTGATATTCTTGGTTTTAGCTTGTTAAATCTTTTTCCGCACTTTTTTACAATTTGTTTATACGCTTTTTCACCGGCCTCATCTGAATCTGTTAGAATGGCAATATTTAGTGCGCCGCTGCTTTCTAATAATAATAGCTGATCATCTGTTACGCTGCAACCAAAAATACCAATAGCCTGTTTATATCCAGCCTCATGCATTCTCCAAACGTCACCCTGACCCTCTACAAGTATTGCTGATTGTGTTTTAAGTATAAAGTCTTTTGCTATGTTCAACCCATATAAAACACATTTCTTAAAACCCTTACTGTATAGCCATTTTGGTTTCATATTATCATCAATCGATCTTCCAGCACAGCCAACATAATCGTTTTCTTGATCGTAGATTGGAACAACAACCCTATTTGACATTGGTTTTCCGCTCTCTTTACATAGCCCAACATCAAATGTTTCTAATGTGCTAGATAAAAATCCCCTATTGATATAGTATTTTGATGGTATGTCTAGTTTTGATCTAATTACGGATCTAGCTATTGTCGTCCCTATTTTTTCAGGCTTTTTAGAAAATACTTCAATAGGATCAGCCTGTTTGTATGTACTATTATAGTCTATATCGTCAACATTTTCACCAATAAAATTTTCACAAAATTTGGCTGTCTCGTTAAGCGATACACTTCTACCTCTTTGATAACATAGACACCCTCGTATAAAACCAAATAAAGTATTCTTGTATTCATCTTCGCAATGATGCGTCCAACACTGCCAGTTGCCACGATTAGATTCGCCATCTGTAAATATACTACATCCTTCTGGATTATCACCGCCATGAATAGGGCAAGCAAAAGAATATCTATTTGGATATTCCATGTACTCTATTTTAAAATATTCAAGCAGTTCTGGTATTTTATGCGAAACCCTATCGCCAATACTATATATCTGCTTCTGCGTCAATGTCTTCTTCAATTTCAAATCCATCTTCATTAACCTGATTATTCGCGTGTATTTCGTTTCTAGTTCTGCCTTCTTCTATCTTACCAAGAGACCCAAACATTTTCATACTAATATAATCACCATCATCTAAGCCACAACCATGTCTAGCCACGATTGGCACTAGTTTTCTATTACCGTTTTGTACACTATCATCAGCTATTTCTTCTTCAGATTTAAGCTTGAATATAGAGAAGCTTGTACATAGCCAAATCAACCTATCTGAACCAGACACAACATCGGTAGATTCTTTTGTTATACCATCCCTATTTAGCTGCACAAAACTTAAACATGGTATATCATACTTTACGCAGAAATTATGTAGTTTAGTAATTTGGAAGCCGAGAACTTGATACTCTTGCATTGCATTACTAATACTTTCAGATCCCATCAATTTAAGATAATCATAAACTATAAGACAGTCTTTGGTTCTTCCGTTCTCATCAAAGCCAACGTGTTGATATATCCATTTCCTGATTATAGAAAGAATGTTTTCAAAAGTCTGGCCAGCGATACTGATATAGTGGTATGGTATGTCTTTTAACGTCTGTGCGGCTTTGTTGATTTTCTCTTTGTCTATTTCATTCTCTGAAAATTTACCTGTTGATATTTTATTTATTTCTACGCCACTTAAATTAGCCAGCATTCTATTTAAATGATCTTCCTTTGACATTTCTGTATCCAGCATTAGCACTGGTATATTTAGATTCTTAGATACATGAATAGCAACAGCATCACCAAACATAGACTTACCAACTTTTGGCCTAGCCGCTATAAGATCCACGCACTTTCTTCTAAGGCCACCACCAATAGAAACATCATATCTGTCAAAACCAGTTGGTATGCCAGCAAAATCAGAAGGGTTTTCACATAGATAGTCTACATATTCCTCAATACCCTTACCTAATGTTTCTGTCTTGTTCTTGGATGATTGATAAATTTCTGATGTTGCATCCAATAATGGTTCTTCTATCTTGGAAACAATATCCATAACATCTTCTTCTCCACTGATGTTATCAATATCTTTTGCACAAGTTTTAAGAGTTTGTTTTAAGTCTCTAGCTAGTTTTAGCTTTGTTATTTTTGCAGCATGAACTGGTATATTTTCTTTGTGAATTGGAAAATTGAACAATGATCGGATAAAGGCGATCTCGTCCTTATTATTGATGTTTTCCGATATACCTAAATCACTAGCGACAGAAAGTATAGATGTTAAATCTACTTTGGTGTTTTGATTTATGATAGAGCTTAAACACTTAAACAGCATTTGATTTGTGCTGTCATTAAAGTGGTCACTATCTACAAAATCTATTTCAAGATATGCGTCAAGACCGTACTGACATAAGCCAGCCAGTACGGCCCTTTCTGAAGCTAGATTTTCTAATGTTGTTTTTGTCATTTTGGTATGCATCTATCGCAGATAAAATAGTCCCTCTTGTGCGCTGGGTTGATCATAACAGACGATGAGCATTTTTGGCATATCTGTTCAATCTTTTTAAATGGCGGTCTTTTTCTCTCCGTTAGGGATACTTCTGGAGTTGTTATGTCTTTGGCCTCTGTACCATCATCGTGAAATTGATTTACTCTGTTTTGTATAGCGTTGACGGGAGTGCCGTTTCTGGTTATAGCTGTATTAGCCTTTGTTTCATTTTCCATTTTAAAAATAAACTCGCCATTGTCAACCCTCTTGGGCGTTTCTGCCTTTACTGGTTTCTTTTCTTCTTGCTTTGTATCTCCAAGAATATTATTTAGGGTCTGGTTAGCCATGTCGATAAGTTCTTCATCGCCAATTTCTATAGCCTTCTTTAGTAGTTTTTTAGCTGCCTGTATATCCATTTTATTTCCTTTTCGATAAACTTGTTAATATTTCTGACAATCTTTTTACTGTATTGATTTTATTCTCTAGAACCCTAACTCTAGCTTGAGCATTGTTTTTTACCTTGATTATCTCACTAGCAAGTGGATTTTCCTTGATCGATCTAAAATACTTTTCTTGCCACTTCGTGTATTTGGTTCCATACTGTTCCATCTTATCAGATATTATATACCAAATACTGTCATCTGCCCAACTAAGTGTTATCTGTTCTTTTGCCAAAATGCTATCAAGATATTCTGAGTACGCATATAGCTCATATGATAATTCAAGACATTGATTATGCGATAAAGCTCTCAAGTCTGATTGTCTCATATTGAGGGCTGTTTCAATATCTGGATTCGCCTCTATGTCGGCTATGCCCCTGTTTTTAATCCAATTGTCTACGTTAGCGATAAATAGATTATATTTTTCTTCGCCATTCATCAATATCCTCATTATAGTTGAATTCTATTAATCTGATACAGTTAATTTCACACCACTCTTTTTTATCTCTGTCTCTAGCTTGAGCTTTATAGAAAGCTAGCTTGTTCTTGAAGAAAAATGGATTAAACTTATGGTGCTGTTCACCGTGAACCTCTATCATTAAATTTCTATTTGGTATGAAAAAATCTGCTCTTAATGTGCTTTTTCTATGCATGTTCTTCGTTCCGGGTATAGAAACTTCTTCAAGAATTCTATCATGTGGAAACATTTCATCAAGTAGTTCTTTTGCTTTTTTATGCAGACCAGACCTATTGCTTGTGTCTGCCTGATTTGCTGTCGGGTTCCAGTTATATATCTTATCGTCTAATCCGGTTATTTTCATAACATTTCCTTGATTTCATTTTCAAGAATTGAAACGACTTCTGGATTTGTTGATAAGAAATTATATAGATTATCCTGCCCCTGAAACTTAAAAGCCTTTAGTAGTGCTTCTTCATCTTCAACGTTTAAATCTGGCTTTATTTTCTTTGCCAATTCTTTATGATTAGCCATAAAAGAACACGTTAGCCAAGCACCGGATTTGTCAATCATACCTATGTCATGTGCTAAGATTAAGATTTCTTGTGTTTTATCAATACCGTGACCATATCTAATCCAGCTTTGAACCTGACCTCCCGGTGGACCCATTGAAGAACACAAGATTTTCCAGTTTACAACCTGACCGATTCTATCCTTATTAGTGTTTGTCCAAGGTGTGACTGCTGATACTTTTTCTCCACCGCTCTTAATTTCCATTCTGGTGTCAGCTTGATACTGTATCTTTGTGCCTCCATCAGCCATCTTTGATGCCCCAAAGCCCGCTGTATTAGCGATAAAGTGTGTGATGGCTATAATTAAACCGTGCTGTCTGGGGAGTAGCTGTCCCATTTTCTTGGTGAAGATTGATAATATCTTTGGTAGCCCCGCTCTTCCCGGCGTCATATCACCGTCTAATTCTTTTGCTGGCATAAGCGATGAAATAGAATCAATAATTAAAACAGCGCCGTGATAATCTGGATGACTCATTAACTTATGGGCAACATCAAGAAAATCTTCTGCTGGCAAAGGCTTATCTTCTGGGTGAATAATTTTCATCTTTTCTGGATCAAGATCAGCAACTTCAAAGTTCATATCTTTTAATCTGCCTTCAACATCTAGATAGATGATTGGTCTACCTTCTTTTTGGCAGTTTGAAGCTATTTGCATAGCTGTTGTTGTCTTGCCGCTTTTAGGATCTCCGGTTAATGTCAACCAGCTTCCTTCCCTGATCCCACCCCCCAAAGCGATATCTATCGCTGGACTAACTGAGATAACTTTATAATTCTTTTTCTCTTCAAGAATCTTGTTCCCATCAGAAATTATATTGCCGTACTCTTTGATTATCTTGCTTAAATATTCTGGATCTTTAGTTTTTGCCATTTTCCGCTTTCCTGAGTTTGTTTAACAATGTGTTTTTATTTGGGCCTGTTCTTGGCTTGTATTCTAAATCTTCAATCTCAATAACCTTCTTGGTTTTCTTTTTCTCTTCTTCTACAATTCGCTCACTATCTTTAATAGCCTCTTTGACATATTTTGACACTATGACAAATTTTTTAGAGGAGTGTAAAAAGCCTAGAGAATATGTCCTAGATCCTTTTGGGCTATTTAAAAAGTGAAGAAGAGCATCGACACCGTGTTTTTTGATAAGCTTATTTGCTAACCTTATCTGGGTCTGATACTCTTCTTTATGCGATTTGCTCCAAAACTTAAATTCAAGACTGCCCTTATTTTCCTTTTCTCTTTTTCTTTTGCAAATTATTTCTGCTATGTACTGAGCCGCTGTGCAAGGTTCACCCGTTGATAAGCTCTTGTACTTTCGGATGTTTTCTTTTTTCTGAGTCATTTTTAAACAACATGTATCCAACATTTTCTTGTGTCAATTCCCTAGTGCTATGTCTCTTTTCAAAATTGCTTATTGGCCAAGTATATTTACCTATGTCAACTCCTGAGCAATCATCTTTTAATAGGCCAACAGTAATAGTTTGATAAGACTGTGAGTGGCTACCA